TACTGTTTGTAATGCTTGTGATCCGGCAACGCTAATTGTCGTTGCCAGCAGCATTACGACAATAGAGCGCCCCAATGCTAGTCGGCGAAGTGCGCTGCCTTTAAGGCGCGCAAGCCGTCTTAGCATATCCGGTCTGTCAAATCGAGAAACAAAAGTCCTGTTCAGAGGCATATTTACTCCTTACTGTGACGTGAGTCACACTATTTAGATTTGCCCCAACCATCGCCTTTGAAATGTATCGCTGGCGCTGAGAATTGCTTTGTCATTGGTATCTGGCAAGGTTGGCACCAGATCGTTGCGTTTGAATACACGCTAAAGTGTTGTTCTACTTCTATCTGACATTGTTCGCATTTGAATGTGTAAGTTGGCATTTTTCACACCTCTCTCTCATACCATAAATCCACAAGCCACAGCCTGTGCATCTATGTATAAGTATTGGTTCAGTAGCCACTAGCTTTGAGTAAATAAGCTAAATCAGCCAGAGTGAGAACGGCAACAAATTGCTCTACGGACTTCTCACCCTGACCGTTTAGGCGCAGGACACCGACTCCAAGTCCATCGGTTTGTCTGCGTTCTGATAATTGGCGCATTAAACCTGCTAGGTCAAGTTTTGTGCGAGCTTTGATCTCAATGTCAAGCCCTGTAATGCCTGTGACATCTGATCCATCACGCCCTGCCCCTACTGGCAGCGCATGTTCCCACCCTTGCGCCTTTAAATAATCTGCTACGATTCTCTGAGTCGCAAAGCCCCTATGTTTTCTGCTCTGTGACATTAGTTAGTCCTCACATGACATGTGCGACATTCGCACGGCTTTGCTGCCCCCGCAGTTATAGGCTCGTTACAATTGTCGCACACGTCTAATCGTCTGTCTAATACCAACATTTCATCACCCCGCAATCAAATCAGCATCTTCGTCACGGAATGACCATTTGCCATTCTGGTTTAGAACCATCCAGATCATCTTGCATTGTTCTGCCTTATTTTTCATAGGAATAGGACAGCCCCAACCACGATAAGCGCCATTTTTGCCAGTACCTTCACGCAAGACACGATCACCATGCTTACAGCGTGGAATAGGTTCGGCAGCGAGATTCTTAGTAACCAAATCAGCCGCGTTCTCAAAAGCGGATTCAACGTCAGCAGGTGGCTCGATTGTCGTATCCCAGATAACTTCAGCTTGCGGATTATGTTCATTTATAAACTTCTTGTGTTCTTCGGTGCGTACGCGAATGGGTTTATTACCGCCTGCTTGAGCGTCCGCAACCTTAGCCATTTCCAAAGATGAAGCTCGCTTTCCTTTAGCAGATAATCCGAGATTTGCCAAACATCTTCCGATTGCAGATGTCTCGCAATTTTCAAACCAAAAATCGCGATCAACACCGCGATCCTTGCGGCTGCCTCTAGCGTAACCAATAGCGGAAGGCTGAGTATCCACAAAAGTCCTAAAAGCTGTCGCTCGAAAAACAACCACGCCCTTTTCTTCATCATTGCTCACTAACTCGGTGATGATCGCGCCATCCTCGTATTCGGAATAAAACTTATGGATGCGCGAATCCACGTCCTCATAATCATTCAAATTGAACATCTAGTTTGTCCTGCCCTTTCGCATATTCGATTTGTTCCTGGAGTTTCCACATTTGTCCACCCCAGTCTTGAACCTCTAAAGCGCAAGCATGGCAATAATGCCTGACAATAATCTTGTTGCCACGCTTAGAAGTTATTTGCCATATTGCTTGAGTTTGTCCACGCCAGTCATGAGTGCTCCACCGCATCTTGCAGTATTCGCACCATGTTCCGCGCGGTGATCTACTAAGCATCCAAGTCGTCCCAATCCTTGACTGCAATGTGTCCGGCTTGTGCGATATAGGCGCAAGCATCTGTAAATGAGTCAGGACTATGCTTTCCAGCTTCCATAATCCTTGCGACTTTGAGTAACGCCATGCAGATCGCAACGTCCATCGGTTCAATCTCACGCTCGAGGTAACTCGACCATAACTTTGATGTTCTAAGCATTGTGAGGTCGTAATGACCATACGTTGCCCCACGGTCTGCGATCGTATCTGCTGCTTCATTCAATAATTCCCGAGCGCTTGACCAATTTCCCCCTGCGGTATCCATCAAAAAATCCTTCCTCGTAGTATTTTTCCTTTGCATTTACTTTAGTGCTGTACCAAACACCAGCGATAACTAAAAACCATTCAACGTTATTGACAAGCCATTCCCAAGTTAATGCGAGATTCATGCGACTTCATCCGCAACGTTAAATACATCTAGAAAATAAGCTCCGATAGTGTCGCGCGATAAGCGACCACGATCTTTGCCTAATCCTAGATTTGTTTTTGCATAAGTTCTAAGCACAGAAGCGTGAACATAATTGCCTTTGCCGTCTGTATAGCACTTAGTTTTCCGGTCATAACGGATCATTTGCCCTAATACCCCTTTCAATTGGTATTTCAATTACCAATTAGACAGGGTTAATGGCTATTTGTCTAGTGGCGACACGCCGGAAGTATCTCTAAATTATCTATTGAATCGTCAATTGTGGGTGCATGTTCCTTAGTGCACGATCCACAAGCCTTGCACATTAGCCGTAACGCTTGCCTTCGACTACGAATGAGCCTGATTTGTCTATCGGTACAGCCACAGGCGTAACGCCTTTGCGGTCAACATATAAAAGCCCAAAGCCTTTCTGCCAGTTAAATGACCCACGCGTGTAATAGGCTTGCTTCTCATCCATCATGTGACCTACCTCAAGCCCTTGTAGAACACGCCCTAAAACGCCCCCAGATGCCTCTGAGAAGGCTGATACCCCTAGTCTGTGGGTGTGACCACACACCACCGACTTACCATGCCTTCTAGCGGCTCCTAGAGCCGTTAAACCAGCATTGTGGTTGATGCTCTGCTCATCTCCGTGAACCATGATCCAGTCACGGCTTATTTCGTATGGCTTACGGTGGAACTTAATACCAAGATTTTTGAAGCCCATAAAATTTTCATACTCAAGCTCAGGCAGTCCTATCAAGCCTGGGAGCCTGGAGCTTAAGGATTTGTAGAGTCTGTCGGTGTGGTTTGATCTAACGATATGGCTGACTTGTAACTCATACAAAACGTTTTGAGCAGTATTTCTATCGCGCCCAATTGTGCCTGACCACTCATCCCGTCCAGTTGACCAACGTGAAATGGTCTGGAAGTCGATTTCATCACCCACGCATAGAACGTCATCAGGCTTCCATTTTCTGATAAATGCTGCGACATTTCTAACCGCTCGTTCATCCTGAAATGGAACTTGAAGGTCTGAAATGACCGCTATGCGCTTCATTCATCCTCATCATCTTCAAATGGAGAATGGTCTGGGTTTTCTACCTGCCAGTCAGGTAAGCGTGGCATGTGAAATACGCTAGTTACATAATCCATTGCTTGCTCTTTCGTAAATCCTTGACGTTGCATAGCAAGCCAGGTTTCGTGTACGAGCACAGCCCAAACATCAAGATCGCTCAACGGCTGGCGCTTATCGCGTTTAGCGGCTAATTCCTTAGCCTTACGTTTAGCGGCGCGTTCGCTTTTTGTTGGTTTTCTTGCGCTCATTAGTAAGCAATTCTAGAACCATGTTCTCTAATTTATCCATGCGCGACACGAGGTTTGATGCCTCAATAATTCCTGGAACCTCATGTCGAATAATGTAACGAAGCCCACCGACAATCAGTGCACAGCACGAAAGAATGGCTGCAACAAACGCAGCCCATTCTGCCGCACTCACTTTCTCTTAGGTGATGCGTAGCCCAACACGCATGCGGTCAAGGCTCCAAGAATGGAGCGTGCTTCAAAACTAAAGTCATCTATCTGCCAAGCTGCAAGGAATGAAGCTAGGGCATAGACGTATGGTTTAGCCTTTGAGGATAGCAAGGTCGAACGGTCTGCCATCTTTGTCACCTTTCTTTGTAAATGAAATATGGATGTGCGTGTTGTGCGGGTTTACTCCGGTGTATTTTCGCCAACGCCATAAGGTTCTTCTACTTGCAATCTTTCCAGAATAGATGCAATAGCTAAGTCTTCTATCACGTCTGGCAAGTAGTCGAAGCTGATTCGCAAATACATAACTGGCTTTGGGGTCATCACTAAGATTGGCATCAAAGTCAACGGCGCGTACCCAACCTTCAGCAGTAGGATTGTGATCGGACTTACGAGCTGAATGAGACGAGTCGCCGACCCAACCATCCGAACGTCTATCTCGATTGGGGAACGCACGGTCAACCTGATCTCTTAGAGTTACACCTGCTGCGCATAGTCTGGGATTTGGCATACTTCTATGAGAGTGTTCCGCCTTCTTCGGCTGTTGGGTCTTCCAACCAGCGAAGGTAGCGTTGATAATCTGAATTGGCAGGGTCACTGGGAATGGATAAAACAATACCATTTTCCAAATCTGCACTTATTACTTTATTTCCGGAAATTGGCGACACAATCTCTTCATATTTTATAATCATTTTTTTCTCCTATAATTCTGCGCTAAAAGCAACTGAACCGGAAGCATTGTTAATAGCAAAATAACCAGCATCACCAGCAGTTCCAGAAATTTCTGTATTATTATACATAGTTACCCCATTTGTATTTACAACATCAAGAGTAAGAGAATTAAATAAATCTGCTCCACCATTTCTGGTAAAAGAATAGTAATTTGTTCCAGATGTTGCCG